AAATCTTCTCAGCATACTAGGAGCCGTTGCAATTGGCGTGTGGAGCTATTTTGGGATTGTGGAACGCTTGAATAACATTGAAACAAATGGCAAACTAATGATTGCCGACGTCCAGAAAAACACAGAGTTTAGAATTTTATGGCCTAGAGGTGAAATGGGAAGTTTACCAGCAGATGCTCAGCAGGACATGTTGATTGAATTTATGGCTACACAAATAGAAGCTATGCAAGAAGAGATGGAAGGAATGATGAGTAATACTGTAAATATAAAAAGAGCACAGCAAGACATAGAAAAATTAATTATAGATAGCGAAAAACTAGAAGACAAAGTGAGGGCAAATGGAAGTCATTAGCATAATACTTATGTTTGTTTTTGGTAACATGAATGACCAAGCAACGCAAATGACACAATACATTCCCATGGAATCATTATCTAAATGTATGAAAGAAGTAAGACTGCTTAAAAAGAAAAATACAGAATTTGTTAAAGATGCTTTTTGTGGTCCTGGTATTGTGCATATAGAAGATGGTGAAGTAATTGCATTATATAATACGGTGCCAGAGGGTGCTACAATGGTTAAAAAAGAAATAGATGCAGCAGCATTTGAAAGATGGTCTCTCCGCGCTAAAGCTAAGTGGGATTAGTGTTTAGTTTGGTTGTTGCGCGTACTCTCGAATTTTCTGCAACATACCATGCACGCCATTCCTTCGTCCAGGCGTCAACAAAACATCTAAATGTAAATCTTCTAAATCTCTTCTTTCAAAAGATAAAATCTCTTTTGAAGTTGAACCACTAAAAACATCAGCTAATAAATTTACCATACCGCGTGATATGAGTGCATCTGAATCAGCACTAAAAGAATATTTATTATTTATAAAATGTGGAACTAACCACGTACGTGTCTGGCAACCAGGTATTTCAAATTTTTCTTGTTTTAATTCTTTTTGCATGTTCATGGATTTTTTTCCAAACAACATTAACCAAGCATACTTGTCTTGATCATCAGAAATATCATTTAACGTTTTTACGTATCTTCTTAATTTTTCTTTTATCATTAATTTCACTCTTATCTAAGTTCATCCAATCTAATCTTGGTCCAAAATAACTCGCTTTATATTTATTGCCTAGATGATCTCTGTCCCAATACCATTGTAGCACATATTTAGCCATTTTCAGTTAAAACCCCGGGATGAATCCTACCACCCATGTCTTTAAACCCCGATAGCAGGCAATTATGAGCTTTTTTATTTGGCTGAAAACCGCCGTTTTTTTATGATCGTCATTTGGGTCCCAAACAGCCATTACATGACCATTTATATCGCGGTATTTAGGATTTAGTGGCATTAGGCATCTCTATCACGTTATCTTTGTTAGATCTTTCTATTACTGCATTAAATGCAATTGAAATTCTTTGTCTATCAGATCTATTTACATCTACATCATGTAATAAATAAGAAGGCCAGACTAAACAATCACCATCTTGTGGCTCATGACCAATCATATTAGAATAAGGTTGTCCTGGTCTAATCATTTTATTCATCTGTTCATTAGTTGCAAATCTAATAATGCCAGTTCTACCACCTTGTATGTAGTATACTCCAGACACATCACAATTAGCGCGGTAGTGTGAATGAAACATATTAACAGAACCAGGTTCATTAACGTTTGTCCAGTATGTTATCTGTGCATCCATTTTTTCTTTTGGAAAATAATGATCCATCCAACCACTTAACAATAAACCAAATGCTTTAAACAATTCTGTTTCACATTTGTATTTGTACATACTACGCCAACATCCAGCATTACCAGCAGGCATGCCAACTTTATCTTCTTTTCTAGCTTCTTCAATTTCTGTTAATAAAAGATTATTTAAATTTCCATAATTTGCATAACGTTCATAAAATATCCTTGTCTCTTGTAAAGGTATCTTAGCTAACGTTGCTGGTACTTTCTCGTTCATATTTCTCCGTTGCACATTTTGGACCACATAAGAATACCATTTGGTATTCTTGATCCGGGTTAAATTTTTTACTCGTCCAGTAAACTAATTTCTTAAACCATGTGTCACATTCTGAACATAAAAATTCAGGTCCTTGGCGCACGGTTTTTTTATCATACTCCACAAATGCCCTCACATTCATCTGCAAATTCTTCATCAAATGTTTCACCAAACAATGATGCTTGAGCTTTAGGTTCTAAAAAATTGATGTCTCTTAGTGGCTTAGCTGATTTATGTAAAAACAATTCTGTCTCTGTATTCTTTAATCCATGACGTATTTTGTCATCAAGATCGCATGCATCTTCCCAATCTTTAGGGTAATTTTTTTGCATATTTCTCCATTGATCATTGTGATGATAAGGACAACCGATGCAAGATGATTTACCTGGCATAGGATGTTTTTTTATATCGCGATACCACTGTAAACAATCAGCACGTGACATTCTCATTTCAATTAATGGCCAACGTGATGTCAACCATGGCATTCTAGCCTTCTTCATACGCATGGCTTCATCTGTAGATATACCAATCCATTGTTCTACAATCATATCTTTAGGTACTCTGTGCCTAGGTTTAACACCTAATAATTCACGCATTTTCTTTTGAATAGGAATAACTTTATAATCATGTGTGCACTGTCTATAAAGCATTCCTACTCGTCCACCGTTAGGACGTGCAGCAAACAAAGGTGGGTTTGGTACACGACCGGCAAACGACTTTTCCTCTTCTTTAGACCCTGGTTCTGGGTTCGCTGCTTTAATAAGGTCTTCTCTGATGTTTCCTCTCTCCACAGTAATTATAGGACAAATCGTTATTGCCTTCTTTAAATATTCTACATGCTCGTAAACAAAAGATGGTTCCCATCCTGTATCAGCAAATATCATATAATCTGGTTTATGTTTCGTTAATCCTTCTTGTGCCATTAACGCTAGACACGATGATTGAACACCAGCTCCTAATGATAATATACGCATAGTTGGTTCACGCTCATCACCTTCTCCTTCTGTGCTATCATATTCTGCTGGTTTGCCTGCCTTGGTTAAATTTGTTGTTTTAAAATATTTAGGTTCTTCCGTAGCTGCTACTGCTGCCATCATGTTTAATTGTTTTCTGTCTGGTGACATTTTACCAGATAATTCTTGAAGAAGTTTTCTTCTCTCAAATTCCATTTGTTCATGGTTAATAGCAAAACCTGGCTTAACTCCTTGTACAGCTTTTTGATTTGCTGCACGGTTCTTGCCTTGTTCCTTGTACCCGGGTTTTCTAGTCTCTGTCATAGGCCTCCAACTTCTTTAATGTACGGATGATTTTTTGCGTATAATATACATCTTCAGCATATATTGCAAGAGTCATAGCAAGCTTTTTAGTATCAGTTATGTCATTGATATACTGCAATAATCTTTCTTCTCTAAACTGTGAATAGTTGTGGTTATAATTAAGCAACCACATATAGTAAGCAATGGATTCGCACTTTGTCTCAAAGATCCTAAGCCCCCAGCTCGCATTAGGAACATTTAGCGGCTTCAGTTGATCATCAGATGGGTCAAATGTGCGGATTCCAAGGAGGTTATTACCCTCTACAGCAAACCTAGATTTACCCCAATTAGATTCATGAATAGCTTGTGCTACTACTAAACTCACAGGTATTCTCTCATTATCATCTACTAATGCGTTAAGATGCAATGCACATGTTTCAACATCTGAAATAAACTCTTCATTATTTGTATAATCCATTACTGGATTAAACGTAGAACATATTAGCAACACACTACATATCCAAGTCATTATCCACCCCAACTTTCTCCAAGATCTATGTCCGCCTTGGATGGTACTTCTAATTCTACACATGTCTCCATGACACGTTGTATTTCTTTAGCTTCTTTTTCACTCTTTACTGAACAATCTAGTTCATCATGTACTTGAATCAAGGGTACAACTCCTAATTGTTCATATACGTCCACCATGGCTTTCTTTGTCTGATCTGCAGCTGAGCCTTGAATTAATCTATTTAAAGCTTTGTAGGTACCAGCACGTTTAATTGCATCACCATATTCTACCTTTGCCTGGTTATGTGGTAATGCTTTATGTACACCCCATGCCATAGGCTCCCACAGATCAAATCTACATTTACGACCTAACAATGTGCGAATAATGCCCTTAGAATTAGCCCTATTCATCACAGCTTCCAACATCCCTTGCATAAAAGGTACACGTTCACGGAAATCCTGTAGCATTTTCTTAGCATCTTGTGGATCTATATCTAACTCACGTGCCATCTTGTTGTAACCCATGCCATACATTACACCTAATCCAATAGTCTTGGCCAGTCTTCTTTCAACGCCTGCCATGTCTGCTGTCTGCTGATGAAAATCAAGGTCACTTTTTTTGTATGCTTCTTTTACTTCTTCTGCTCCCATCTGTCCTACAAGACATGCCCAATGTGTTAGTAACCTGGGCTCTTGTTGCGAGTAATCTGCTTTAAGCCAGTATTCACCAATTTCAGGTATAAATAGTTTACGTATTTCTTGCGCAAACTGACCACGACTTGGTATCTGTTGTAAATTTGGATGATTATAACTAAATCTACCAGAAACAGTGCCACCACTATCAGATCTAATTTGATTAATGTGTGCATGAATTCTACCATTAGTATTATGTTTTAGTAATCCCTGTAAAAAAGTTCCACGTAACTTATTAAGCTCGCGTGCCTGTACTATTAAACGTGGTAACTCATGTGGATGATCTGTAAGAAACATTTTTGTAAATGAAGGTGAATCTGTTTTTGTTGTTCTGTCATAAGGAAGATTCATGGCATCAAAAGCTTTGGCAATCGAAGCCGCGGCCCATATCTCCACATCTTGGTTAGTTAAATCTTTTATTCTTTTTAAAAGTTTCTTTTCTTTTTTTCTAAACTTATCGTTTAAATCTAAAACTTTATCTTGATCAAATCTAACACCCTTCTTTGTCATGTTAAATATTACTTTTATTAGTCTACATTCTATGTCGTAAATTGTATCTAAATTATCTTTTTTAATTTCCCATGCTAATTTCTCATACAACTTTAACGTTAGCCTTGCGTCTTCCTCAGCATACTCTCCCACAAATGTTGCGGGTAATTTGTACATTTCTGCTTTTGCATCCACACCAAATGATGCTGCAGCTTCTTTAAGTTTAGCCTCACTTTTAAATTCACCAAGGTAATCAAACGATATACTATTTAATGTATAAGAATATCTATTCTCATCAATAAGTGCCATCGCTACCATTGTGTCATGAATACGCCCTTTAACTTCTATGCCTAGGACACTTAACCAACCAATATCATATTGTGCATTATGAAATACTTTTTCTAAATTTTCATCTTCACATAATGATTTAATATACTTAATTACTTTTTTACTATCCATGTTACCACCACCTTCGTGCGCAATAGGGTAGTAAGCTTTAAATCCATTAGCAGCTACTGCTATACCAATAACAGCACCTATCTTTTTAGGCCACCCAGGACCATCTTTAATTAATCCTGGGTCGCATGTTTCTAAATCAATCGCTATTTTCTCCCGATCACTTAGATCTGGAAACTCTGTGGGTGCTATCCAATCTGAGTTAATTGTCATGTTTTAAATCTCCTGCTATTGCCATGTAAGCTGCTGCATCAATGTAATCATCTACATTAAATTTACCTTGTGTTGATCGTGATATTTTTAGCAAAGCCATCATTACAGCTACATCGTCACATGTAATTGCGGCCATTGGTTTTAATTTATTATCAAGAAATATATTCCAAAACTCTGCAATCTGTTCATGATTTTGTCTAGCATCACCATGGGTGCCTTCTCTATCATTACTAACTAATTCTTTAGCTTGTTGTAATATATTTTCTTTTACTATTGATTTTGTTTTTAGGGCTAATCCCGAACTAAAAGTCATATTATAAATCCTCCATCTCTCTGTGGTTGTACTACGTGTAGCTCGTTACGAGCACGTGTGGCTGCTACATAAAACACACGGCATTCATCATCTGAATCCTTCTCCATTGCTTCTTGTGACTTTCTTGACAAGTCTGTCAGCAACATAACTTTATCTGCTTCTCCTCCTTTAGCACCATGTATGGTACTTAAATGAATCTTAGGATCAGTCTTTGTAAAATCCTTGTTCCTCGTTTCAATAGACCTTAAAAATTCTTTATCACGCGTGCCTACTTTATCAAAAGCCACATCCCATGGTCTACCACCCATAAGTAATCCGTGGTGCATGACTAACTCTTCTAGCTCGTATTGTTCTTTGTTAGCTGTTCTAAGATTCTTATGGCCACGCTCTATTCCTATTTCTGAAGACATATAAGAATATATATCTTTAACATCTGTTAATTCTATGTGCCCACCTTCATTTAATTTTTTCCATGCGCTTGTAGCATTTAATAACTTTTGCGATATAGGTAAACGATTATTTCTTTTGTAAAATAATCCTTGCAATCGTATGTCACGCTCAATCTCATCAAGTAAATAATTAGTTCTTGCCATGATAAGCCAATTATCATCTCCTACATCTACACTGTCTGGATATGCATGGTATTGCACTAACCCTCTCTTCTCTGTTCCTTGCCATTGTTTAGGTATACGGTTACGTACACGTCCTATAATTCTTTGCGAACAATTTTGTATAACCCGTGCACATCTATAAGATTGTTGTAGTACTTCTCGCTCACCATTTAATCTAATAAGATGTTCTACATCTGCACCCGCCCAACGATATATTGCTTGATCATCATCACCACTCACATAAACTTGTTTAGCATTTTCACATATTTTATGAACCATGCGCCATTGTAATTTACATAAATCCTGTGCTTCATCTATAAATACTACATCTAATTTTGGAATCATGCCAGATTCAATGTACATTTCTATCATGTCTGTAAAATCTAATATCTCTTTTTTCTTTTTAAATTCTTCAATAGAGCGTTGAGCTCTCAACAATGCGTGCCAAGAAACGTCTAAATTAGAGTCATTATAATGATGTTCTAAATCCATACATTTCATTCTTGCTAAATTTACTTCAGATAAGAGCTGGTTATCAACTGTAAACACTCCCCCAGAATCAACACCATCAGATACAGATCCTAAATCCATACCAAATGTGTGTCCAAACTCTTTGTAATTGTCACGTGACATTACTTCTGACTTTGTTAAACCTAATTGATTAAAAGCAAATGAGTGTAAAGTTCTAAAGTATGGAAGATGTTGTTCCTCTAAATTAAACTTCTTCATTGCCCGGTCCCTTGCTTCACTGGCAGCTTTCTTTGTAAAAGCTACAAATGCAATACGATCCGGTGGTGTACCTTTAGCTAATTCTTGCTCAACTAAATTCAATAAGTTATGTGTCTTCCCTGTACCAGGAGGACCTAGTATTATCTTAGTCTTACTTTGCATGTTCCATCCTTATCTACAAATATAAATTTCATCTTTAATCTTTTTTGTTCTTGGGTTAATCGTCTACATATACGTGTTCCTGGTTTCCAGGTCTTACGATAGCTTTCAGTCTTTACATCAAATATTTCTACTGCTCCTTTTTCATTTATTGCTATGAGGTCAGCAGGTCCAACTCCATATAGATTTTTAAAAACAAAATAACCTTTTTCTATTAAATGTAATACGGCTATTTGTTCACTCTGCA